GCCAAATTTAGTGAACTTTATTCTGTTGACGCTACGAGTGTAAAAGACCTGACGACTGAAGCCAAGCAACCTTGGACCAAATCGACAGTTAATTTCTCGTATGACGTGGACGAAGACGTTTTTCAATCTGACCGTGAAACAATCATTCGTGAAGTAGAAGTGCGAGAGCACTCTATGTATAACGATTGGTTTGAGCTGATGGAAGAAGCACTTTGGAGTGCACCTGCTTCCAACACTGAATCTCCACGTAAGCCTTCGGGCATCCCGTTCTGGATTCAGAAATCAGCCACGACTCCTGCTGGTGGATTTACAGGTGGAGACCCGAGTGGATTCTCTGCCGGAGCTGGTGGAATTTCTACTGGTGATGTCGCCAACTGGAAGAACTGGTCAGGAAATTATACGAGCGCAAGTCGAGACGACCTTGTTCAAAAGATTCGTCAAGCTTGTGAGTTTACTCACTTCCAAGCCCCTAAGCAGTTTGCTGAATTAGCGGGTGGAAAAGGTGACTCGGATTGGATGTTCTTCACGACGTATGACACTTTGTCAGAACTTGAAAAACTACTAGAAAGTCGTAACGATAACCTTGGTGCTGACCTAGCAAAATATGCTGGTTCTGTTGTCATCAAAGGGAATCCAGTTGTGTGGGTACCTTACCTACAGAACAACGATTCTAGTGACCCGTTCTATGGTGTCAACCTCCGTGTATTCAAGTTCTTCTTCCGCAAGGGACGCAAGATGTTACGACATCCGCCAGCAGTGGCAGCGCGTCAACATACTGTGAGAGAAGTGCACATGGACACGTGGGCAAACTTTGTGTGTTACAACCGTCGAAAACTCTTCGTATTGTACAAAGCCTAATTTTATTTGAAAGGAGGTGCCCCAATGGGTGACCTTTATACAAAACCAATGGCTAAGTCTGCTTCATTACGACGAGGACTTTCGCCTACTATTTGGAGTCAAGCTCCTATTACTGAGATTAACAATGGTGGTCTCACGGAAGGATTTGGTTTTATAGACGATTTCCTGACGTTTGACGATGCTTCGGCTCGATGGCTTTTAACTCAAGCTACTACCGGAACTATTGCGATGGACCCTGCTGCCAAGGGCGGCGTTGTGTTATTGGATTCCGGTGGCACGACGAACAACCAAGGTGTCCAGATGCAAATGGGCGGTGCTATTGGTGCTGCGAGTTTCATCCCAAGTGCTGTTTCAAAGATTTACTTTGAGGCTCGTGTCAAGATTGCTGATATTGGAACCTCCGGTTCTGATACAGGCAATTTGCTTGTTGGCTTGACTGAGGTTAGTGCCGCAGTGCTTTCTAGCGGTGCAAACGATACTGCCAATCATATTGCCTTTGAGCATCTTGATGACGATGGTGCAGTGGATTTCCACAGCGAAAAAGACGGAAGCCGGGATTCATCTACGGGGCTTCATACCCTTGTAGATGATGATTACGTGAAACTGGGTTTTCTTGTCAATGGTTTGACATCAATCACGCCTTATGTGAATGGTGTTGCCAAAACGGCACATACGACTCAGGTTCCAATCGTTGCAATGACACCGACATTTGTTTGTCATTCTGCCGGAACGACTGACCCCATTCTGCATGTGGACTGGGTTGCTTGCTATCAGGTAGAGCAGATTGCTAACTAGTTGGCTTCTGTTTTTCACGGCTGGAGTCTTGGTTGCTTTTCCTTGCCAAGGCTCCAGCATTTTTAAGGAAAAATAAAATGGAACATTTTAGAGACGAAATAGAAGAATCTGTCGGTGGTTTAGACTCGGCTCAAAAAGCAGCATTGGACGAGGCTCACCGAATTTATCATAGCAGGCTAAATGGAGCTCTACCTTTTGCTACACAAATAGCTATTGTAATGGCGGCGAAAAAGAAAGAACCTGAAATCAAGGTAACTGGAAAGTTGCCTCCCAAGAAAAAGGCTAAAGCATGAGTTTTGTCCGTGGTGAAGCAGTAACAGGATTCACTTTTGGCTTAGTAAATAAGTCAACTGGGGTAGCACTTACAGGTGCTGCTTCTGGCATTGGTAAGTTTGTTACCAAGGATGGTGGGACCCAAGCTTCGATTGCGGGCTCTGTAGCCGAAGAAGGGAACGGACAGTACAGTGTCAACCTGACAGCAGCCGAGATGACGGCTGCTGTTGTTGGTTTAATGTTCACGCACGCTTCAGCAGTACCTGTCCAGTTCACAATAAAGACTATTGGTTCCCCAGCGGATACCAGCACTGAATCAACTCTTTCGTTGTCATTGACCGACCTTCGTAAAGAAATCGGGTGGTACTGGCTAGGTGAAAGAACTTCTGGAAACTGGAGCACAGATGAGTTGGCCCAGATTGACGATATCATCAATTCTGGCCTTCGCCAATTCTATCATCCAGCACCGGGGGGACTTTCACCCAAGGGGTACAAGTGGTCGTTTATGGAACCTACGACGACACTTTCAACGGTGGCTGGTACAGAGGATTACACCCTCTCTGCCAATTTCGGTGGAATGATAGGTATTGCTTCATACGCTACCGCCGATAACCGTTGGAGCCCGATTGAGACTACTGGTGAATCTCGGATTCGCTTGCTTCGCCAAAGAGATAGTGGGACAGCTCAGTCTAATCCACGATTTATGGCTGTTCGTCCTATAAGCTCTAATGGTAGCAATGGACAAAGGTTTCAGTTGATGCTTTGGCCAGACCCGGATAAAGCATACACGGTGTCTTATCGTTACCATGCGTTGCCTTCTAAGCTGACAACAGGGAATCCATACCCTCTCGGCGGCGAAGCACACGCCGAGACAATACTGGCATCGTGCTTAGCTGTAGCAGAAGCTCGTCAAGAAAACAATGCTGGGATACACACTGCCAATTTCATGCAGCGTTTACAAGCTTCTATATCTTACGATAAGCTTATGCACACTCCTGAAGTGAGTGGGTATAATGGTGACGTTAGTGATGGGCTTGCTTTCAATGAGCAGGATAATCGCTATATTAATGGTGATGTAGTACAATATAATGGCAGTGCCTTTTACGATTCCAATCCATAGGTGATTTATGCACAACTCCCCACAAAATTTAATTGTTAGCTCAGTCACTATTAGTGATGACAAAGACAATTCCACGTCCATTGTTTTTAAGGGTTTCACCAAGGGGGTTATTTTGGTTCCCGGTGGTTCTTCTCTTACTTCGATAACGTATTGGGTTTCCAGTACAGAAGATGGTACTTACACTCAGCTTTACTCTGGTGGAAGTGCAATCTCAACAACCGTCGCAGCTTCACGAGTTTATGCACTAGATGGTGCAATCGAGGGAGTTGCTTACTTGAAGCTGCAAGGCAATGCCGCCGGAACAGCTGATTTACACCTTATTTCTTCTTAGGAGAAGCCATGTCAGGCCATAATATTTTACAACAACTTTCTCGTGAACCGGAGATGGATATTCTAGACCCGGGTGATGCAGGGACAATTGCAGTTGACCGAACTCTAGGTATATGTTCAGTGGTTACCGCTGGGGCTGAAACTAGAAAGATAGCCTCTCCAGAGCGTGCTGGTATTGTTATTTCTATTTGTCTGAAGACAGATGGTGGTGATTTAACTATCACGGGTTCTGGCACCGAGATTCTTAACAGTGGTCTAGGCACAGAAACTACTGCTGTGATGGCAGATGCCGGTGATTGTCTAACTCTAATTAGTATTGCTAAGGGTTCAGATTTTGTTTGGAGCCCATTGGCTAATAACGGAGCAACGATGAGCTAATGCCTAGATTAAGGACAAGGTTTGATATGCCTTGGCCTAATCTTGGTCTCGTGGAGTCAACCGGATATGAAACCCAACCTCGTAGCAGTACTGCTGAATGTCAGAATGTGCGAGCTTGGGAGCCTTCTACTGGTCGCTCTCGTGGCGGGCAGCGTGCTGGTCTGGCTAAATATGTAGATGCCAGGACTGCCGATGGTAAAGTCCAAGATATTGGTCAAGTAGTAGCAAGAGCAACACCCTCTGACCAAACAGAGGTCGGGGCTCGAAGTGTTGTTAGTTACGCTGTGACTAACGGGACAGTGGCTAAATTCACGACTAGTGGCTTTACGACGGCGACCAATGGCAGCAGTGCTCTCAGCTCAACTGTACCAGTTATTTTCTCAGCAGAGTTGTTCGGCGTTGTTTACTTTGCCGATGGTGCATCTGTCAAGCAATACACCGCTTCTACTAATACAGTGGCTGCATGGACGGCAAGCTCTGGCTCCTTACCTGTTGATTCTGGCAATGAACCTCGCTTAATTGAAACATGGCGTGGTCGTATTGTTCAAAGCGGAATTAGTAGCGACCCTCATAACTGGTATATGAGTGCTGTGGGCGATGCTCGTAACTGGAATTACAGCCCATCGACTCCTACAGCATCTCAAGCCGTGGCTGGTAACAACGCTGAAGCTGGCAAGTCTCAGGACATTATCAATGCAATGTGTCCTTATAATGACGATATACTTCTCATTTTTGGAGACCATAGCATCTGGCAAATGACAGGCGACCCCGCCGAAGGGGGTCGCCTAGACCTAGTTTCATCGACTATTGGGTCTCCATTTGGTCGTCCATACTGCAAATCACCAGAAGGAATCGTGTACTTTTTTGGTAGTCGTGGTGGCGTGTATCAAATGCAGCCGGGTTCTCCTCCTCAGAATATAAGTGAAAAACAGATTCCAGAGCGTTTGAACGATTATAATGCAGATACGACATTAATTCGCATGGCGTGGAGTGATGTTGAAAGAGGTTTTTATGTATTCCTGACTCCTCTTGGAGGCGGGGCAACTACTAATTTCTTTTACGACGTAAGGAACCAGTCATGGTGGCCAGACAAGTTTGCTACGGCTGCTCATAATCCTACTTCTGTTCATACGTTTGACGGAGACGCAGCCGCTGATAGGACTGTCCTAGTTGGTGGTCAAGATGGATATGTGAGAAAATTTGATTATACGACACCAGCTACGGCAGATGATGGTGTTGCAATAGACAGTTTTGTTTTCCTTGGTCCTGTGCAGTTGCAAAATAGACCAAAGCTACTTTTGACAGACCTTAAAGCAGCGATGGCAACAGGCTCCAGTGATGTGGACTTCACTGTTTACTCTGCTGAAACTGCTCAATTAGCGGAGGCAGCAGCTTCAGGGGTTACTAAGTTCACTGGTGTCTGGTCTGCTGGTCGCAATAAGTCTGAAAGACGACGTGCGATTGGACATGATATATATATTAAAATACGAAACGATGATAACAATGAGGCTTGGGCTTACGAGTTTCTTGGGGTTGAAGTGAATAGCTTCGATGGCCCAAGAGGAAGGCAGTGGTAAATTATGGCAGGTGTAATAGGCGGTATTCCAAGACTTCCAGCGTCAAGTTCAAAAGCGAGAATAAATCGTTTTAATGCGGGTGTTGGATTCAAGAGCTCGGACATGGTTGATGTTCGAGGAAATATTCAGGTTCAAGTTGTTACTAGTGAACATACAGATACAACAGATTTACCTTCAGGTGCGGAAGATGGGCAAATGGTTTTCCTATATTCCTCGGATGGTTCAAGAAGATTATGTGTACACTATGGCGGAAATTGGTTTGAAGAAGTTCTCTCACAGATGAGTTAGGAATATATTATGGCAGGTTTTTGGGGTGGAAACGAAAGATACGGCGGCTCGTGGGACAATAATCCAGCAGGTGGCGGCGGTACAGGCTATCCTCGTGGTGGTAATGAGATGCCTTTGCCGCATCCGGGTCCTCGTAGACCAATGCCTCGTCCCGGTACACCAAATCCCCAACCTGCAAGTCCACAGCCCGGACCAAATCCTTTTCCTCACCCACAACCCCCTAATCCTCAGCCGAGGCA